ACCAGTAAGGGGACCACCTAAAGGATTTATCATTCCAGCCGTCTGCACCAAAGCCCTACCAACAGGACCTTTTTGACTAAGTTGCAAATCAGACAACTCTTTAGTAACCGATTGCCCAAGACGATTAAGAGGATTAATAACCCCACCAACTAAACCAGCCCAAGCCTTGCCTTGGGACTCTATAGAAATATCTCCACCAGTTTTATAAGCAGATTTAAACGGAGACAAAATCTTAGAATATGCTACATCTTGCAGTTTTTTAAACAATGATGGTGCTGGACCACCAACAGAAACTTGTCGTCTTTCACCAGCCGCAATGCGGTCAGCCTCAGCAACCAACTCTTGTTTTTGTTTAGGAGTTAAATCAGGAGAAAGATTAATTCGTTCTTTAGCGGTTTGAGCACCTTTAAAAAGTTTTGCTTCTTCTTCAAGAGTAGTCGTTTTAGGTTTAACACCTTTGCTGTCTGATTTGCCGTATAGTTTTCCGTAAACTTCAGATTCCCACAAAGACGGCGGTTTAGGTGGTGTTTTACCGCTTTGACGAAAAGCAGTTACTGGATTCGGTGTAATTGCCATCAATTATGCTTAGTTTGTTCCCATTATGGGATTATGAAATTTAAAACCCTGAACGCCTTGCCGCTTGCACGGCAGCGATTGCTGCTTCCCGTTCACGCCTCTTGCGTTCGGCTTCGGCGGCAGCCGCAGCAGTCGCATTAGGGTCCACAGGCGGTGGTGTAGCAGGCAAATTAACAGGAACATCCACAGGAGCCGCAGGGGCTTCTCCGTACGCTGCTGCCTCAGCCCGAGCCTGAGCAGCCCTACCTTCAGCGTCCTGTTGCGCTTGTAAGCGTTGCATAGCCAATTGGTTAGCCAAATCCGAATACCTAGTGTTAATTTGGTTTTGGTACGCTGTTTGACCTGTAGCCAACTGCTGACGACCAGCAGCCGCCGCACCAACACCAGCATTGCGCAAAGCGTTCATATAGTTTTGTGAACCAACATTTAACTGACCAGCAGATTGCCTTGCCAACTGTGCATACTGCGCAGCCAACTGCGCATCCATAGCCGACTGACCAGTAACACCAGCCGTACCAGCACCCTCAGCACCCAAAGCACCCATCAACGGATTCACAGGTTGAGTCGTGGACAAATCAACCAACGGAACATCAGAGTAAGCGGTGGGCGTAACCAGCGAGGACAAAAACTGGTTTTCGGCACCACTAATCTGACCTTGACCAGCCGACACCGCCTGTAGCAAAGCATCTAAATCTGCTTGACGGCGTTGCGGCAAATCCTCTAACTGACCACCGTAAAGCGCATCGGTTTGTGCACCTTGACCAGCATAAATATCTGCAACCTTATTGTAGGCAGCAAATTTGCGTTGCCGTTCGGCAACCGCATCCGCTTTTTCTTGCGCTGACGCTGCACGGTCATCCAACACTTCTTGTGCTTCACGGTCAGCCTTATCGTATTCGGCTTGAATTTTTAGTCGTGCAAGTTCATTAGCCAAACGCTGAGCCTCAGTCAAAGCACCGCTAGCACCACCACCTGTTCCACCAGTTTCCGTTTTATCGCCACCAACAACCTTCGCCCATTTTGCTTGTGATTTAATAGCATCTGCTTGAGCCTTAGCACGAGCAGATGCCGCTTCACGAGCACGCTCTATTACGGCAGGGGATTGACCCACAGCAGTAACCTGACCACCAATTTTACTAATGTCTTTGCCGTCTGCATCTACACCATAAGCCCGAGCAATAGCAGCAAGACGATTAGCCTCAGACTGAGTACCCTTAGGTGGTTTTTTCTTTTTCACAGCCATAATAATCTCCTATATGTTCCTAATATGAGGCATACTGCTGCAAACTAGCAGCCGTAGCCATAATCTGTTGAGCCTTCTGCAAACGCAACTGAGCAATATAATCCTCAAGTTCCGCCTGCTGGTCAGCCTCCTGCATCGCAATATTATTTAAATCATCCTGAATGTTCTGTGTCTCGGCACCCAAATCCCGTTGAAACTTCTCCGCATACCTACTAAGACCCGAACGGCGAATACCCGACTTGACACTTGGACCACCCAAACCACGCTGACCAAAACTAGAAGCCAACGGCTGATAACCCTCAGAGTAAACACGGCTAACATCCTCAAGACGGCGCTTACCACGCTTCTGTCCTTGAAACGCTGCAGCCTGATTAGCGAGACTGGAACGCTGACGGCGGCGCAAAGCGCCCGCCTCAGCCACCCCATAATCACCATAATAATCTGTCATGCTCATAATGAACTAACCCTGTTTCAATGTTTTTAACTCGTTATTCATTTCATTTATTTGCTTAGTGATATCAGTAAAAATTTGACGCAACACATCCGCATCAACACTAGTAAGAATGTTAATTAGAGGCAGATTCAAATTTTCAGCCATTATCCAAACACCTGCGAACCCAACACCAACTGGTCACTGTCACCAGTAACGCTCGTACCTGATGCCGCTGCTGTTAAACGACCCTGAGAATCAACCGTAATGTTCGCTGTCGTATAAGACCCAGCAACAACACCAGTCGTGGACAACGAACCGCTAGTGATAGCACCAGCATCAATGTTCGTACCTGCCGCCAATGCTTCGCAAAAAGTTTTAATAGCAGAAAAGTTGCCATTAACTTCTGCTGCAACCGCAGTAGTGCCATTAACAAAACTGTAAGGAATAGTAAGTGTAGCCATTAACCTTTAACCCTTCGTGATTGAAATTTGTAACCAATACTGTTGATACCCCATTTTTTACCTAACTCGCCAGAGAACTGTAACTGAACACATCTAGCAAGACCCAAATTGGAACCAGTAACAACAACAGCGCTGGCTGCACCAGCACCCCACAAACCAGTACCCCACACACCACTACCCCAAGCCATCGCAGTAGCGTCAGGTGTCAAAGTCAAATTAAAAGTTCTACGCTGGTTACCTTCAGCCTCATCAAAATTGTGGTAAACATCAACAGTAATAGTCGTAGCCGCATCAGGTTCCTTGAGAACAAAATCGGGACGGCGAAACATCTTCTTCTGAATATATGACCCAGCATCAAACCATTTAGTCCGATAATAAGTAGTAAAACTAGAAGCAGTCCCATCCAAATTGTCTTGCTGCTCATCAAAGTTGTCCACCGAAACAACCCGACCAATGTTCGCATGACACAACAATCCAAACGATTTACCGCTAGAGTTCTCCCAATTTATTCCACCAACAAGCCCAAACGAATCAGATGACTGAAACATCGTATAAGTACCAGCCTCACTAATAGACGGGTCATAAACAAAATTGACTGTCGCCTTTGTGGCGGCAGTACCAGTCACAGAATACGGCACAGCAAACCACACACGATTATTAACCCAAGAAACATCAACAGGTTTAGTGGTCACATCCAAATAATTTAAATCCATAATCGGCTGCAACTGATTAAAAATGTTTTTAATACCAGAACCATTATAGTAATGAAACCCCTCAGGGTAAGAAAAAAAATATAAACCAACATCAGACTGTGCAGCATTCCGAGGAGTACTAATGCCCAAATGGTTGGACAACTCAACAATAGTAAAACTGCTAGAATCGTAACCAAACAACACAAAAATGGCTCTAGGTTTAAAAATAACTAACTGACCTGAAACAACAGCCAAACCAGTAATACCATTACCGCCACCCTCAACATCCAAATAGTCGTCAGTCATCCAATCCTCAGGCAAAGAATCGTGCGACCAACGCACACGATTAGGATACAAAACACTGTTCTCAATCGTGTTAGCAGCAAACATTTTGTTAGCGTGGACAGCCAACAACTTTGCACACGGCATAAACCCACCCGTAGGAGTAATATACGGTTGAAAAGTAGGACCACTAGCAGTCAAAGCAGTAGCGTAAGTATTAGCAGTCTCCCACTTGTAGCCACCGTTGCCGCTAGTGCCAGTAGAAATATATAAAGTTTTACCCCACTGAGCAAACCCTGCACCCCAACTAGAACCAACAGCAATATCGTTACCAGATGAAAACTGCAAAGTAGAAAAATTGCTACCAGTAGAACGATAAACCTTAGTGCTGTTGGACAACATTATTTGTGGCGCATCACCATCAAACCGAAACAACCTATGAGGATTCCAACTAGGAATAACACTGCTATTAATCGCTGTATAACCGCCACGAGAAAACACCCCACCTCTAGGGTCCACATCAACATTCAACATTTTAGGAGACTCATTCTCAGCCAACTGAAACTGGTCAGCACGCAAATTTAGCCCACCAGTAAAATCCTGTTGCTCATAAATACCGACAGTCATTAGTTGCCTAAAGTTCTTCCAAGTTGCTGCATCCAACCCTTAAAGGTTGGTCTGCCACGAGTTTGTCCATGCGACAATATTAGATGAGCATGACTGGTTGGTTTAATTTCGGCGTTTCGTGCCAACGAAACACCCTCATCAAAAGCACGCTTATACTCAGCCGACATACCAGTATCCTCAAGACGCTGATAAATACGGCTGCACGCATAATACACCAATGGCAAATGCAAATTCTTAGACGCATCAACATTACCACCAGCAGTAACCCAATCAGTAGGCTCACGATAACCACGACAAGTTAAAGTCCGAACATCGTTCGGTTTCGGATACAAATGAATTTGAGAATCCCAAACAGAATAAAACAAAGGATTACCCGAAATATCGTAAGTACCCACATAGGTTTCCTCAGCCATATCATGACCGACCATATCCAAACGGGTGCCAATAGCGGTGTTGTCCACAATGGAAATAACTTCACGAATAGGGTCAGCCGTAAAATTGGCAACCGTATAAGCACGCTGATTTATTACCGTGTTAAAAGTAAAAGTTTCCTCCAAAAACTTCCAACGCTTCTCAAGGTCCAATATGCGATAATATCCGTCACGAATATACATATTCAACAAACTGTCTGGCAAATCCGCAGTATCCAAATCCGTGATATCACGGACAAACCCACGAAGCGTGGCAGCGGTCTGGGCTACATACCCCATTATGAAACCTTCTTAGTTTTCCCAACCTTACGGTTATGTCCCGCACAAAACTCTGAATCCTTAATAGCAAACCCTTCACAGGTGTCCTCGTTAGCAGCACATTTACCTTCACGACCCAAATAAGGTCCACTAGCAGGCGCTTGCCGAGCGCCATCGGTGTGGGCTAAACGGTATCCAGTAACTTTAGTCCCATAATAAGATTGGAACGGAACTGCTTGAGATTGGGCGTTTGTAGTCATCACAAATGCCGTATCTGTTCCCAAATATAGGTTTTATTCGCCACCCAATATCATATTTAACAGACGCAACTGTTTAGCCGCCTCAGTTGCCGACCTAGCAGTTTTATATGCTGGACCACCAACTTTAGCAAGTTTGCCCGTAGGCAAAAAATTTAATGCACCCCAACCAGCATTACTGGCAACAGTACCAGCAGTCATAGGTTTACCAGTAGCCAAATCATAACCCAAAGAACCCAAACCGCCAGTAGTCCAAGAATCCGCTTCACGAACTAACTTAGGACCAAGTTTACCTACGGCTTTAGTAGCGGCAGCGTTCGCTGCCGAACCATAACTTGCACGACCACTACCCTTAATTTGACCAGTGGACTTACCTAAAAACTCCAACAAATCATCAAGGTTAAAACCGCTTTTAACCTTGCTAACTTTACGACCCTTAGGCTGCTTAGCCATAATGGATTATTTCTTTTTGTTGTTTTTGTTGCGCATCTCAGCACGCTTTTGCTGACGCTTCGCAATGTTCTCAGGCGAGTTCTTGCCGCCCTTAGCCTTGTATGCTTCTTTGCGTTCAGCACGCCGAGCAGCCTCGCCAACCAACTTGTTTTCAGGCTTTTTAGCATCACTCTGAACTTTTTTGGGCATATTCTTTTTCAAACCTTTGTCAGCGCCCTCGGCATCACGAATCTGTTTTTTTGTAACAGGATTACCCCGTTTTTCTCGGATAGCCAACAAATTAGAATCTTTTTTTGCAAGACGCTCATTTACTTCCATCGCTTTAAGTTTGCGGTCATATTCACGCATCAACTGCGATGTACCTTTTTGGCGTTGTTCAGGAGACAACGATGGACCTCGTGCGGCACGCTTAGCGGCACGCTGAGCAGCCGTAGGTCGTGGCGGCTTATTAACCAACCTAGGGGCACCATCTTTCATGGCTTTGTTTACAACCTTTTTTAATAGGTCTTTTAGAAAATCGCCTTTATCTTTAGCCATTACTTTTTGCCATAATAATTCTTAGCCATCTTCTCTGTCTTAGCCATAGCACGGCGCTTCGTCATGCTACGAGCAACCTGTTGTTCAACCTTAGGGGACATAGCCTTCTTTGAAACCGCTTTAGCAAGCGGTCCCACAATGTCATCTATAATGCCTTTTGGACGGGCAATGCCATCAAACGCTTTACGAGGTTTGTTAGACATTAGTAACCCTTCTTAACAGATTTACCTTTGGACTTGCTGCCCTTACCCTTAGGGTAGTTGGATGTTTTGGTGCCAGCCTTCGGCTTGGCATCAGCATGCGAGGACAAAATACGGTACTTAACTGGCATAATCAACTCCTAAAAATGAATGTGTTGGGTGGGGGCTTTTATCCCCCACCCAAACCATTATGGATTATTTAACTGCGCCGCCAGAGTTCTTGCGGTACAACTGTGCTGTTGATGCTGAAGTTACAACAGCAAGGAATGTTGCTGAAGTACCATCAAATACTGTCATCAACCCACCACCAGTGATTGTCCAACCAGTTGCGGTTGTAACAACAATCTCAAAAGAACTT